AGGGCTTTCGCCCTTGCCGGGTATCTGTTTCACTTGATCACCTTTGTCTGATTGGTGGCACCGGCATTACCCTGTCGGGAGAGCAGATTCAAATATCAGATAACACTTAGATGATGATAAGATTAAGTAAGAATAGATTAGCTTTAATAGCTTCTTTAGACTTACAGAATTTCTCACCAAATAAGGTTATTGACATCTGGATCAAGTATGAAACCGAGATCCATGATTCACTTAAGAATCATGGGAAACAGTACACACTAGGACTCTACAAAGATAATTACACATTTCTACGTAACTATCTGTTGGAGCTTCCAACTCAACCTCTATCGTTCTGTAAAGTTGATTCGAGAGGTATTCCGAAACCCTTGTGGTCATTACGACCACTCATCAAAGGGAATAGGAACGCCAAACGTCTCAGCCTAACTATCGCTCGTTCTTACGAACAAATTAAATTAGAAATCGATTATTCTAATTTAGGAAGTATCACTGACGAGATGACTCAGGAAACTGAGAAATCCGTTCGGGATATCACTAAAAAGTTTAAAAGATTCCTAAAGAAATTTACGCAAAAGCGTAAGTGGTACTTAGGTTCTTTATCAGATCCTATTCAACCGTGGAGCAAAGTGTTAACTACGCTATCCAAAGGACCTAACGGTCCGGCGGTAGCCTGTTCACACCTTGATGCCATGGCTGTTATGCAAGACGAAACTCTAGCAAAATCCATAAAGCAACTCAATCAAGCCCTAGGGCAAGATTGGATTACCGAATGGATGGAGCGACAAGCTTCTTCGAGCACAAGCGATAAGGTGTTATACACTGGTAGGTTAGGCTTTTCAGCCGAACCTGCAGGTAAAACACGTATATTCGCAATAGGAGATTACTGGTCCCAGCTTTCATTGAAGCCTATACAAATTTCTTTGTATAGGACACTACAATCAATAAGCACTGATGCCACATCTAACCAAGATGAAGGATTTTCATCCTTGATCAAGGAAAGCATTGGGCATGAGACTTACTGTTTTGATCTGTCAACAGCTTCGGATAGAATTCCTGCAAAAATGCAGAAATACCGTCTTGAGCTGATGTCAAATCGACATGTAGCCGAAAGTTGGTATACAGTAATGACGAAACGGGACTTCTTTATTAAAGCCACAGGGCAATACGTAAGGTGGTCGGTAGGACAGCCGTTAGGCTTACTATCTTCCTTCCCAAGTTTTGCTCTATGGCACCATGATATCGTCCAGTTTGCAAGTAATTGGGAGAATATTCATAAAGGGAAACCTTTACGTTTCTTCAAACAATACAAGCTACTAGGCGATGACATAGTGATATTTAATAAAGTTGTGGCACGACGCTACCAATGGTTACTTAAGAAAATTGGTCTTTCGATCAATTATTCTAAGTCAATCATCGGTGATCAAGAGAATTACCAAATAGAGTTCGCCAAACGGCTAGCTTTAAGAGGTAAAGAGATGTCCTCAATCAAGTACAATATTTTATCAAAAGATGACATACTAAGTATGTTAGATCTTGTTGAAATATTATACAAGAGAGATTTCATTTCTCCAGATACAGATCATTACGGTTTGTCTCAGGTTCTTAAATCAGAGGACCTTCGACGCTTTCAATTTATACTGTGGTTAAGAGCTTCTGTAAAGCCCGCACTGGAAATCCAGTACGGTAACTTTACCTTGAAGTTCAACCGTGAAACAGTAATGCAAAGCATTATTGAGAAACGGACCGCAAAT